AATCTTGAAATTCATCTTCTTCTTCCTCTATAATGCCAAAACCATCTGCTGTAGCAAAGTCTTTTAGTTTTTGTTTTTGTTTAGTTTTAGTTTGTTGAATTTTCTTTTCTGTTTTTAAATCTTTTTGTTTTTTTTCTTCTTTTTTTCTTTTTTCTTCAGCTTCTCTTGCTGCTTTGCTTCTTGCTTCTATAGCTGCTCTTGCTCTTGCAAAATCTTGATCTGAACCACCTGATCTTCCACCAAAATCTACATCACTTGTAGAATAACCACTACCAAAACCTTGACTACCCATTTCACCAGCATGTCCTCTATCAGGTCCATAGTAACCTGGTCGTTTACCATCTTTTCTTTTCTTTGCTAATTGCTGACGGTGAACAGGTCCACCTTTTTTCATCATGATTTGTTTTGCTTGTTGTGCGTCTGTGATTGCCATTATAAATCTCCTGAAGCAGAACCTAAGTCAATGTCTACTATTTTAATTTCCACATCTCTTTTAATGTGCTCTTTTTTTGTTTCTGTTGTTGGATCGTCTATATCTATCTGTGCTTCTGCATCAGAGTTATATTCAATACCTGTTTCAGTATTAGTTAGTGTTACAATACATTCTGGTGTAATAACAGCGGTTCTTTTACCGTCTATTATCTCATATCTTACACTTGCTTCTGTTTCTTTAAATGACATTATATTTGATCCGTTGGTTGTGTTCTTAATATCTGTAATAAAGAGGCTGTCATCTTAATCTTATCTGCTGTAGCACACTGCATTTTTAATTTATCTCCAGCTTCTAATACTATAATATTATTAAACGTAAGTAAATCAACACCTTCATTGGCAAGTATATTAGCTACTTTATACTCAAAATCAGTAGAACTAGAAGCATCAAACACTTTCACAGTAACATCTAATGCACCGCTGTGAGTATTAAATAACTTTACAGTCTTAATAAGACTAGCCGTAGCTGTTGGAGATTCATACATATCTACATCTGAACCTGCAGCGTTTAATAATTTTTGTACATTTTTATATATATTTGCCATTATGAAAAGAAGAAACTAAACCGTTCTTTTTCCTCCTCGTTTTCTGTTAAGTATGTAGAATTTAATTGTTCTATAACCGATGTTAAAACTCTGTTAATTTGTCTTTGATTATCTTCACTATATTCTTTTTTTGGTTCTGGTAATCTAACTACTATCTTTGTCAT